TAAAAATATTTATGAATTATTCCCTAAAGAATATGATGCTCAAATAGCAGACGCTATTCTTGAACTATTCAGAAAACGAGAATTTTTAGATGTGTTTAATAAAAAAGCACTTTACATTTATATCCGTGAAATTGTAGATGTTAAAACTCCTAAGATTACAAAAATTGCTAATCAACTCTATGATATTTTTAAAGAAGGTTATGTATTTTATTTAGAACACGGATATACAAATTTTTAGTTTTCATATTTATAAAAAACTAAATGTATATTTATGTCACAATTTGATAATATAATTTTTAAAAATAAAAAATTCTCTGATGTTTTAGAGGAAATTTATAATAATCAACAGAAAAAAGATAAACAGGTTTCCGCTTTAATCTCCGAGTTAAAACCACTTATTTCTGATATTGGTGATGCTACATTAGTAGTTCCTTTAATTAAAGAATATATGGAGATAAGCGTTAAAAATGACGATTTATTAATCAAGATGGCAGCGTTAGCTCAACGTGCTATGCAAACACAAAATTCTAATGGTGATTTAACTATTTCTGATGAAGAAAAAGAACAACTATTAGCCGCAATGAGTGAATTAAAAGGAGATAAATAATGGCTACAGGGTTACAACCAAATACAAGTAACATTTTATCTAGTGTCAATACTATAGCCTCTCAATCTCCTAATGGTATTACTGCATCTCCTGCTTCTTTTAAAGCTGGAAGAGTAAAAAGTATAATTTTAAATGAAAACCACCCTAAATTTAAAGAATTTGGTGAGTGGAATGCTCTTGGTTTAGTTGAATATCAAGATATAACTTTACCTGCTTCTAAAACCGCCTTTGCTAAACCTTATTTTAGTAATATAAAACAATTACCTGTTTTAGAAGAAATTATTTGGATTATATCTTTACCTGATACTAGTTTAAATGGTACCCCTGATAAAGGAGGTATAACAACTAATACTTCAGATTATTATATTTGTCCTACTTCTTTATGGAATCATCCACACCATAATGCTTTTCCATCAAATCCAGAAAAATTACCTCAATCACAACAAAAAGATTATGAACAAACTTCTATAGGTAATGTTAGAAGAGTAACAGATCAATCAACAGAAATAGATTTAGGTAATACTTTTATTGAACGTTCTAATATACATCCTCTTTTACCTTTTGAAGGTGATATCATATATGAAGGAAGATGGGGAAATAGTATTAGATTTGGTTCAACAAATAAAAGAAAAATTTTAGGATTAATCCCTGATGCTTTAAATAATTGGTCAACAGGTAAAAGTACATCTGGTGATCCTATTATTATTTTTAGAAATGGACAAGGTACACAAACAGAAGAAGGTTGGATTCCTATTACTGAGGAAATAAATAATGATGATGCTTCAATGTATTTTACTAGTACTCAAAAAATACCTTTAAAAGCAGCTAGTACTAGTTATGTTAGTTATAAAAAAAATCCACCAGAACAACCTAATCAATACTCAGGTAAACAAATTATTATATCATCAGGTCGTTTAGTATTTAATTCATCTACAGATCATATTTTATTAAGTTCAAATAAGACTATTAATTTAAATGGGGTTTTAGGAGTTAATATTGATACTCCCACAGTCACTATTCAATCTGAAAATATTTTTTTAGGTTCTAAAAATGCTAATGAACCTTTATTATTAGGTAATCAAACAGTAAATTTATTAAACCAATTAATAGAAAATATTCAAGCTTTTTCTACTATTTGTTCTACTTTAGTATCTACTCCTCCAGGTACTCCTTTAGCTCCTTTAAATACAGCTGCTTTACAATTAAATGGTGTATTAGATTCTTTACAATCTAATTTAAATAATCTTAAGTCTAAATATAATTACACAGTATAATGGCTACCCCTATTGAATTAGAACAAATTAGACAAGAAGAAGCAGCGGCCATTGAAAAGCAAACTCTATCAGCTAATCAAAAATCAGTTGATACAGAACAAATACAAAAAGCTACTCCTGAAGACCAAAAACCTAAAGGTGCTGCTAAATTATCTTCTATTTTATTTACTTTAGGTACCCAAATACCTCAAATAATACAACCATCATTAGAAAATCTAATTAACAAATATATCCAGGACCCAAATGTATGTCCTACAGAAGTTAGTTTTATTGAATTACTTGATCAAAGAAATAATATAACAGAACAATTAAATAATATAGGAGTTAGAATAAACCAAACAGGAACAGCTATTACAGGTATATCTGACTTTTTAAATATTATAATACCTATATTAACTGCTGTTGATATAGCTGCTATTGGTATTTCAACAGGAGCTAAATTTCTCCCTGCAGTACCAGGAGCTGTTCCTTCTGCTTTAAATGATATTCAAACATTTATTAGAAAAACCACTTTTGATCAGTATGGTAATTCTAAACTAGCAAAATTACAAGGCATAATAAGCAGTTCAGCTTTATCTATCTCTATTATAGGATCTTATGTTTTAACTGCTGTTAATACTTTATCTTTAATAGATACTTATATATTATCTTGTGATAAATTTGCTACTTTAATACCAACATCTCCTGAGATTAATAGTGTAGCAGATTCTCAAAGACAAGCTCAACAAACAGAAAACCAAACTACATATCAAGGATTTATTATTGAGATTGAAGAAGTACCTTACACACCAACAGTAACTCGTAGAAGAGCTATTGGTAAAAATTCTCAAGGTATTATTTTAATTTCTACTGATTTATCTTTTACAACAAATACTTTTACTCTAATTACAGAATTAAAATTTATAATAGACAGAGATAATTTAAAAGCTTACTAATTTAATATTTATAAACAATGAAACCATCAGATTTTAAAAAAATGATTAAAGAGGCTGTAAAGGAAGCTATTCAAGAAGAATTAAAAGATATTCTATTGGAAGCAGTTCGTGCTCCTAAAACAATTGTTACTGAATCAATCAAGGACACTTACGCTCAACCTCATCTTTCTAAACCAAAACAATTAACTCCAGCAGAGAGACGTGATATGTTTAGTGGTATGTTAGAAGAAATGCAAGTAGGAAAACCTGCTACTTCTGCTTACGCTGGTAATTTTCAAGTAAATGGCCCTGTAGATGCTATTAATGGAGCTTTACCTGAAGGTAATGTTGGATTAGATCAAATAATGAACTTATTAAATAAATAATGGCTTTTGGAGCTAAAAAAATATTCCCAGTAGATCTTAAACCAGGCACAGCTGTTGGTGTGGCTCTACCTTTTAATGCTCCTGCTGTTTTTAGATCAACCTACACTACTAAAGATGCTATTAGAAATAATTTAATTAATTTTTTCTTAACCGATCAACCTGAAAGATATTTAAATCCAACCTTTGGAGCTAATTTAAGAGCTTTTATTTTTCAACAAATATCTTCTGGTAATTTAGAAGGACTAAAACAAAATATTCAAACCCAATTAAATACTTATTTCCCTAATGTAAATGTAGCTAGCTTAAATATTGATTCAATTAATGACTTTAACCAAGTTAATATAGAATTAACATATAATGTTATAGATACAGGAATATCAGATAATATCAATATCACCTTCACATAATGGCTATTAGAAGAAACATACAATACATAAATAAAGATTTTACAGAGTTAAGAGCTAGTCTTATTGACTATGCTAAAACTTATTTCCCAAACACATACACTGACTTTAGTCCTACATCACCTGGTATGATGTTCATGGAAATGGCTGCTTATGTAGGTGATGTTTTATCTTTTTACATGGATAACCAAATCCAAGAAAACTTTTTACAATACGCTAGACAACCTAATAACTTATATGAATTGGCTTACATGTTTGGTTATAAACCAAATGTAACTCAAGTAGCTACTACTATTGTAGATTTTTATCAACAAGTACCAGCTTCAGGAAGTACTTCAAATAAAGTTCCTGACTTTAATTACTCACTTTTTGTTCCTGGAAATTCAACAATAACATCAACTTCAAATGCTTCTATTTCTTTCTTAATGGAAGACCCAATTGATTTTTCTGTTTCTAGCTCAGGTGATCCTACAGAAATCACAGTTTATGAAGTAGACGGAAGTGGTGTTCCTTTATATTTTCTTTTAAAGAAATCTAGAAAAGCAATTTCAGCCACTATTAATACAATTCCTTTTTCATTTGGTGCCCCAACTCAGTTTTCAACAGTAGATATTAATGCTGATAAAATTATAGGTGTTTTAGATATAACAGACACTGATGGAAATGAATGGTATGAAGTAGATTATTTAGGTCAAGAAATGGTTTTTAACTCAATTAAAAACACAAATGTTAATGACCCTAATTTATCTCAATATGCTGGTGATACACCTTATATTTTAAAATTAGAAAAAGTACAACGTAGATTTGCTTCTAGAGTTATTTCTACAGGTTCATTACAATTACAATTTGGAGCAGGTACTGCTGAGGACACAGATGAGGAAATTATTCCAAATCCTAATAATGTTGGTATTGGTTTACCTTTTGAAATAGATAAACTTACAACAGCTTATTCTCCTGAGAACTTCTTATTCACTAAGACTTATGGTATTGCTCCTTCAACTACTACTTTAAATGTTAGGTATTTAACAGGTGGAGGTGTTGAATCTAATGTACCTGCTAATGACTTAACAAATTTAACATCAACTGTTACTTTTATTAACCAACAAACAAACCAAACGACTGCCAATTATGTATTTAATAGTTTAGCAGTTACTAATCCTCAAGCCGCAGACGGTGGAGGAGATGGAGATACAATAGAAGAAATTAGACAAAACTCATCTGCTAATTTTGCAACTCAATTACGTAATGTAACTCAAAATGATTATTTAGTAAGAGCACTTTCAATGCCTGCTAAATATGGAGTAGTATCTAAAGCATATATTGAACCTACTAAAGCTCAATCAATTTCAGCTGGTGAGTCTCAATCTGTTTTAGATTTATATGTTTTATCATATAATGTAAGTAACCAATTAACTACAACTTCTTTAGCTTTAAAACAAAACATTATTACTTATCTATCACAATATAGAATGGTTAATGATTCTGTTACTATTAAAGATGCTTTTATTATTAATATAGGAGTTAATTTTGATATTATAGTTTTACCTAATTATAATAGTAATGAAGTATTAACTAACTGTATTGTAGCTTTAAGAGATTATTTTGCTATTGATAGATGGCAAATTAATCAACCTATTGTTTTAAGAGATATTTATATTCTTTTAGACAGAATTGAAGGAGTACAAACTGTTAAAACTATTACAATTAATAATTTAGTAGGTGAAAATTTAGGATATAGTAAATATGCTTATGATATAAATGGAGCCACAGCAAATAATGTTGTTTATCCTTCATTAGACCCATCTATATTTGAAGTAAAATACCCTAACCAGGATATTCAAGGAAGAGTAGTACCTTTATAATTAAACAAAATGGCAGTATTTAAAATATTCCCCGAAAAAGACACAACATTATACTCTTTATTCCCTAATATGAATACAGGGTTAGATGAGGTAATTGAAGCTACTCTTACAACTTTTGCTTATGCTGAACCTAATCCACAAACAAGTAGATTTTTAGTTAAATTTGCTAATGAAGATATAGAAGCTGCTTTTGGCCCTATGTCTGATGCTGTTTATCAAAGTGGTAGTTGGAATGCTAAACTTCAATGTTTTGTATCTACTGTTACAGGTTTAAATGTGACTACATCTATTGATTGTTTCCCCGCTGCTCAAGATTGGGGAATGGGTACAGGTCATTACTTAGATGATCCTATTTCTACAGATGGTGCAAGTTGGATTTGGGCTGATTATTCAGGTAGTATACAATGGATTATTCCTCCTGTCGCGGGAGCTACTTCATCTTATACTTCATCTGTTCCCGCTGGTGGAGGTACTTGGTATACAGGTTCCTTATATACTGCGTCTGTTACTTTTAATTATAGAACAGATAAAGATCTTAATTTAAACGTTACTAATACTGTTAGAGCATGGACAACAAGTTCAGTTTCTGCTTCATTACCTAATAATGGTTTCTTATTAAAACAAAGACAAGAATTTGTTAATAATAAAAATTACCAACCAGAATTAAAATATTATTCTGTTGATACTAATACTATTTATCCTCCTGCTTTACAAATTAGTTGGTTAGATTTTTCATTTAATACAGGATCATCAACACAAACAGTTTTAAATACATTACCTGCTACAATTAATTTAGCAGAAAATCCAGGTACATTCTATAGTCAAAGTGTTAATAGATTTAGAATAAATGCTCGCCCTGAATACCCTATTCAATTATGGCAAACCTCTTCAGTTTATTTAAATAACTACTACTTACCTTCAGGTTCATCAACATGGGCTATTAAAGATTTAGAAACCAATGAATATATTGTTGATTTTGATAATCTTTATACTCAAATAAGCGCGGATGCAACTTCAAGTTATTTTGATGTGTATATGGATTTCTTACAACCAGAAAGATATTATACTATTTTAATCAAAACAACACTTAATGGTTCAACAGTAGTATTTAATGACCAATATTACTTTAAAGTTATTAATGGATAATGTCTGAAACTATAAAACTAAATAAGCAACTGTATGTAAAGCCCCAATTTGAAAGGGTTATTGATACTACTTTTACTCAATTAGTTCAACCTCAACCTGTATCTCCAACAACAATACCTGCTGTAACAGTAGCAGAATTTTTCCAAAATTACCAAGAAATATTTTTCCAAATACCCAAATTTGGAACTACAAACTCTCATGAGTACCTTATACAAACAAGTCAAGGTTATATAGGTGGTAATCAATCTGATGATGGTACAATCCAAGCATTAATAGATGAAATTACTCAATTAAGACAAGAAAATTTAGATTTAAGACAACAACTTTTAACAGGAAGCATTTCAATATAAAATGGATAGAATAGTAAATATTAATTCAATTAATCCTGAAACATTTGAACTTCAGACATATTCATCTGCTGATAGTTCCCTTATTGCTTCTTTTGAAGTAGAAACCTCATTTAATCCATCAGTAGATAAAGTTGAATATTTTATTTATGATTTAAATGGTCAAATAGTATATAGTAATGTTAATGGTTACCCTAATTACTCTTTAGTAAATAATGTTGTCACTCTTGATCCTGAAAAAGATTTAATTCAACAAGGATTTAACAGTGGACAATATAATACTTTATATAATTTTGTAAGTCCTAAATTATCTTCATCTCCTACATTCCCTTATTTTATATCAGAAATAAGTTCTGATGGTACTGAAGTTAGATTAGATACTACAATAATCCCTAATCAACAAGTAATTTCTTCCTCATTAGAATTAATCAATAGTATTAATACAACTACAGGAAGTTATTATGATTTTTATTTAGATTTTGGAGATAATAATTTAATTATTGCTGTTAATGCTTTATTAGATACTTCTAGTATTGATAATCCTACAGTATTAATTAAACTTTATGAACCATTACCTGCTACTTTCCCTTTACAAACACAATGTTGGGTTGTAACTCAAGTTGGTAACTCTGTAGCTTATAATATTGATATTAATTATCTTTTTGATAATTTAGATAATAATGTTTATTTAAAAGGTCCTAATTATAATTTAGATTTATTAGACCAAATAAATAATTCAACAGATTATATTAATTATGATAATTTAAAAAATTCAACTTCATCCTTAGCTCAAGGAACAGGTAGTTTTAATTATCAATTAAATAATATTTTAGCCCAAACAGGTATAAACATTAATGTTGATTATTCTAATTATTCTAATTTCATACATTTTTCTTCAGCTTTAACTCGCTTAGAAAATTTTTACTATAAGTTAGGATTATTAGAAGACTATACCTACAGTGCTAGTTTATCAAATAGTGCTTCAAGTGGTTCATATTATGTTTCCTCAAGTAATATAATCTGGCAAAATAAAATAGATGCTATTATAACTACATTTGATAGTTATGAATACTATCTTTACTACTCCTCAGGTAGTTCAGCGTGGCCTAAAACCACAAGTAACCCACCATATACCAACTATACAACAACATCTGTGTCGGGGTCGGCATGGTTTGTATCTCAATCTTTAGTCGCTGAAGAATACGATATTGAAAACAATAATGCTTTAGTTTTAGCTATTCCTTCTTATATTAGAGAAGATAGTGATAATGCTAACTATGAATTATTTGTTGAAATGATTGGTCAACTTTTTGATAATGTTTTCTTATATTTACAAAACATTACAACTAAATTTGACGCTGATAACAGATTAAATTATGGTGTTTCTAAAGACTTAGTAGCTGATATTTTAAGAGATGCTGGTATTACTATATATCAAAACAACTTCTCATCTAATGATCTATATCAAGCTTTATTAGGTATAACCCCTTCAGGTAGTTTATATAACTTACCTTATACAACAACTCAATATCCTGTTCCTTCAGGATCATTTTTAGATTATATTACTAATTATGTTACTGCTTCTTCAACATCATCTTTATTCCCTACAGATGATATTAATAAAGAACAGTATAAAAGAATATATCATAATTTACCTTTATTACTTAAGAAAAAAGGATCAGTAGCTGGTTTAAGAGATTTAATTACTACTTTTGGTATTCCTGATACTATTTTAAGAATTAATGAATTTGGAGGTAAAGATAAAAATATTAACAGTTATGATAACTGGCAAGATGAATATAATTATTCATTCTATACTAGTGGTTCATCTTATATAAGTTCATCATTTGAATTAAATACATTATGGGGAGCTACAGGTAATGTTCCTAGAGCTGTTGAGTTCAGATTTAAAACAGATGGTTTACCAACTAATACAGCTTCAATTAGTAATGTAACTTTATTTGAAGCAATAGGATTAGTTAACCAACAAAGTATATTATCTTTAAGATATACAGGTTCTGGATATGTAAGTGCTTCTTATTCAGGTTCAATTCCTAGTCCTTATAATGAGTATGCTATATTAGATTTTGTTCCTGATAGAAATAGCCCAACTGTTTCATCTAGTATTTATTTACCGTTTTATGATGGAGGATGGTGGTCAGTCTTAGTAAATACAGACAGTACTACAGGCTTTACTTTATATGCTGCTAACAAAAATTATAATGGTGAAGATGGAAACACAGTTAGTTTCCAAGCCTCATCTTCAGTGACTGCTGCCCAAACAGTTTGGAATGATACAAACACTATATATTTTGGTAGAGAAGTATTTCTTCCTCCAAAATTATTTACTGGTTCATATCAAGAAATTAGATATTATACTCAACCTATAACAAAAGATAATTTTGACTCTTATGTTATGAATCCTTACTCAATTGAGTCAAGTGAATATTTAGCATTTAGAGCATCTTTAGGAGGAGAATTATATACAGGCTCAAAATCAATTCATCCTAAAGTAACAGGATCTTGGGTCGCTACTTCTTCATTTGCTGGAACTAGTAATTTTTATTTAAGTGGAAGTTATTCTTGGATTCCAAATACAGAAGTATTATACTTTGATCAAGTACCAGCGGGTATTCAAAATGCTATTTCACAAAAGATAAAAATAGGTAACACTATTTTACCTTATAGTAGTAGTTTAAATAACATCCCTAACGCTAATGTTTTATCTCCTTTTAGATCAATTCAACAAGATCCACAAATAAGTCAAAGTTATACTAGAGATATTGATTATATAGAAATAGCTTTTTCACCTCAAAATGAGATAAATGAAGATATAAACTCTGAATTTGGTTATTTTAACATTGGAGAGATAATTGGTGATCCAAGATTCCAATCTTCATCATTAGATTATTATCCTGAATTAGCAGATTTAAGTTATGGTTATTTTGAAAAATATGAGTCTAACTATGATTGGAATGATTATATTAGATTAATTAAATTCTTTGATAATTCTTTATTTAAATTATTACAAGATTTCACACCAGCAAGAGCAAGTCTAGCATCTGGTATTGTAATTAAAAATACCTTATTAGACAGAAATAGATATCGTGCCCCACAAGTTAGTCCTTCATCTTCAATTGCTTTTATAGGTAGTGGATCAACTAATATTCCTTACATAGTTGAAGACCAAACAATTACAGGTTCAATTGAAGCAGGAACAATAGAAGGTACTAATGGAGGTTCAATGCCTGAATTATTTGGACAAACATCATCAGTATACTCATACCCAGGAGTAGTAAATGTAAATCAAGTTTGGTATGGTTCTACTCCTTCATTAAGTGGTTCTGTACCTTTTACAGAATCAGCTCAATTAGAATTTTTTAATGGTGAGTTAAGTGGTTCAAATTTAATAGCAACTACAGGTATATTAAGTGATTGTAATGTAGAAATAGTTCAAGTATATAATACTGCTTCTTTACCTTTACCTAAAGTATTAGCTGGTGTTTATCAGTTTGATGGGTATAAACTTAATATTGAAAAAACATATTATATTTCCTTTACTTTAAGTAATGATGCTGGAGCTTCTGGAACTGGAGGAGGTAGAATATTTTATTTTGATGAAAAAGGAACAGATTATGTAATTTATGATAATGATACTTTAGCTCCTGGATCATCAATTACTATTACTCAATTAGAAATTAGTAATGTTTTAGGAAATAAATTCTCAAATTCTTCATTAGGAACAAATCCTACAACATTTAATATTCCTCTTTATTTTGTAGGATTAGATCAAAATATTATTTCTCCTTCTACCCCTACCTTAACTAATTTTACAATTTATGAAACATACACTGAGCCAGATTGTTTAGTATTAAATAATGATGCTCAAGTTTCTAGACCTAGTTCAAGATATATGGATGTTGATTTTGGAGGTAATCAAATTATAGCTATTAACCAACAATCTATCTTATCAGGTAGTGCTATAAAAGCAGCTGTTCCTGATTCTTACTATACAACAGCTAGAATTACTAACCCTAGATATAATGGGTGTGAAATAACTACTTATGCTTCAAGATCAGCAGCTGAAAATTATGTTGAGTATTTTGGATATTTTAAATATATTGAACCTATAGCTCGTATTCCTAACATAATAGGAGCTGTTAATTTATTCTCTATTATTGATATCACAGGTAAATCTACAACAATTAATAATGGTCCTATTAGTTTAGGTACAGTTCAAGATTTATTCCAATCAGGAACTTTAGCGACAGTATTATTTCCTACCACCACAACAGGTAGTATTCTTACAGGTAGTCAATTCCCTGTAGAAGTAGCAGGTGGATTTTATGGACCAGGAAACAATTACCCAATAACAGAAAGTGCATTTAGCGTGCTTCTTAACAACTATTTCCTTAACTTATCACAATCCAGTAATGATGGTATTATAATTCCAGGTAACTTTAATCCATATTTTACAGGTTCATTTACAGAGTTAGCACAACAAGCTGGATTCTTTAAAACACTATAATTAAAAATTAACAAATTAATATATTTATAATAAAATAAACAAATGGGATATTTAAATAATACCGTAGTAACAGTGGATGCTATTTTAACAGATGTAGGACGTCAGTTATTAGCTCAACAAAATGGTCAATTTAGGATTACACAATTTGCTTTAGCAGATGATGAAATTGATTATACTTTATATAATCCAACTCACCCTTCTGGTTCCGCTTATTACGGTCAAGCAATTGAAAACATGCCTTTATTAGAGGCATTTCCTCAAGCTACTCAAACAATGAAGTATAAACTTGTAACTCTTCCTAGAGGTACAGCTGTTATGCCTATCCTTAATGTTGGATATTCATCAATTACTTTAAAACAAGGTGCTTCATTAGCAATTAATCCTCAAACATTAAATTATTTAGGAGGAACAGTTGTTGAGTCTTCTGGATACACAGCTACTATTTCTGATATTAGATTATTATCTACTTTCCAAGGTGTAGGTATTAACACTCCAGATGTTCAAGCTCTTAATTTAGCTAATCAAACAACAACAATTGGTACATCAGTATCAAGAACAGTAGTTGGTACTACAATTAATATGATTGCTACTACTGTAAATACATTATTTAGTTCAACAAATCAATTACAAGCTACCTTAACTATTACAGGTAGGGATAGTGGTGCTAGTGTAACAATTCCTGTAACTGTAACTCAAAATTAAAAAATAAAAAATGTCTTTTGAAAGATTCACACCCGATGATTTTATAGTTAGCTCTGATGCTATCTCCTCTACTTGTTGGACAACAGGTGCTCCTACTTTAACTCAGTTTTTTACCTCGTCTACACAAGCTAATGGTAGTTCTGGATTTTATTATTTAAATGTTTACCAAACATCTTCTTTACTATCCGGTTCAGCTGTTCAATTTGCTATAGCTTATGGTAATGCTGCTGGTAGTGGAAGTGCCAATTATGATAATGCTGTTAATGGTAAATCACCAACAGGAACTATCTTTGGACAATGGCTCCTTT